ATGATGTACAATTCAGCAATAGTGGGATGTGGTAGAATAGCGGGTAAGTTTGAGGATCTGTTAGCAACACAGAAACCATGTACACATGCCGGAGCCTATTCTTTTAATGAGTCTGTAAGTCTAATTGCCGCATGTGACCCTTCACAATCAGCCCTGGCTGAGTTTTGTGATCGGTGGGAGGTTGAAGGTGTATACAATGACCCTAAAGAGATGTTTGAAAAAGAAGATATCCATATTTTGAGTATATGCACACCGGTTGATTCTCATTATGATCTTGTTATGCTGGCATTAAAGCACTGTTCTTCACTAAAAGCTATATGGTGTGAAAAGCCTATCTCTAATTCATTATCAACATCATATAAAATGATCAAAGAGTGCAAGAAAAAAGGCGTGAAGCTAGCGGTTAACTATTGGAGAAGATGGGATGATTTGCATATAGACATTACAGATAGGATAAAGTCTGGCGCAATTGGTATACCATACGTGTTAGACTGCCAGTCTCATGTGGGATTAATGAACTGTGGAACTCACCTAATAGATCTTTCGATAATGTATTCGGGTACAACACCTACTGCGGTCAATGGGTCCGTTATAGATGATGGTTCAAATGATCCGGGATGTACGGCATATCTAGAGTTTGAAAATAACATGTCGGCATATGTTGATTGTGCCTGGAAGGAGAACCCTCAACTCGGTATAAATGCCAGGGGTGATAAAGCAACAATATTTGCTATGACAAAAAAGGTTCTTCTAGAGGGTTACAGGTTGCATGGCGACAAATATATAAATGAAACTATAAGGGGCTCTCAAGGCATTTCACCCATGGCAAAAGCCATAGAAAATATATTGGCAACAATAAATGACAATGAAGAATTAATGTGCTCAGGTGAAGATGCAGTGAAATCTTTGGAAGTAGCGGTAGGGATTTATATGTCCCATGAAACCGGGAAAAAAGTAAGCCTTCCAATAAAAAATAAGAATTATAAAAATAGAAAGTTTCAATGTAGAATTACATCAATGACAAAAGACGGCAAAGTCCCCGAGGAGTGGAAAAAATAATGAAGTTAGCTATAAATGGTGGTAAACCGGTAATTGAGAGCAAAGTGGATCATCAATGGCCAAATGTTGACAAACAAGAAATATTAGAAATCTTAGAGTGTTTTAATAGAAACAAATTCTCCGGTTTCCGTGCAGGAAATTATGAGGGCGGCCCGGCGGTCATTAATTTTGAAGAGGTTGTATCAAGTTCTACACAGGCTGAGCATGCCGTTGCATTTGATACATGGTCAAACGGGATTGTCGCTGCTATGCTAGCCTTAGGGCTAGAGGCCGGTGATGAAGTGATTATCACACCTTACACAATGACATCTTGTGCAACGTCGATTATTTCATGTGGTGCGATACCTGTTTTTGCTGACGTGTGTGAAGATAGCGGGTGTATTGATCCAGAAGACATCAGAAGAAAAATAACTGATAAAACAAGGGCGATATTTGTTGTGCATCTTTTTGGTATACCTGCGGATATGGACGAGATCATGAGTATTGCATCGGCACATGATTTATTTGTCTTTGAAGACTGTGCACAATCTCCCATGTCTTTCTATAAAGGTAGTTTATGTGGTACGATTGGGCATGTCGGTGGTTTTAGTTTGACAGAGTCAAAGCATATAACATCCGGTGAGGGTGGTATCGCAATAACCAATGATGAAAGAATTAATAATGGTATGAGATATGTCAGAAATCACGGTGAGGTGGCTTCTACTGCAAAGGTGGCTACCGGTTCACCCGCGTACGATTATTGCTTTGATGTATATGGAAATTCAGGCATAATAGGCTATAACTTTAGAATGACAGAGATCAGCGCAGCATTTGCAACTGCACAGTGGAATAAGTTAGGGTGTGTACTAGAATTAAAAAATCAGATGGGCCAATATTTAATGCAAAACTTAAAGGACACTAAACATATTGAATTGATGATTCCCGAATATGATCATACACCTTCATGGTATAATTTCCCTATGAGATATAAAAAGCTTGACTCAGGTGTAAGTAGGGAAAAATTTGTAGAGGCTCTAAATGCTGAAGGTGTAAATTTTGCGTGTGGTTATGTTCCCCCCCTCTATAAACAAGATATCTATCGTTCTAATAAGCATTGGGTGATTAGAGACTATGCATCACATATTGATTATGAAAATCCTGGCTGCCCGGTAGTTGAGCGCTTATATAGCGAGGAACTGATAGCCACGCTAGACATTCGTGCACCTTATGATATGGAACATATGAAAAATATTGTGGCAGCAATCAAAAAGGTTGTTGAAAATATTGACCAGCTAAGATAATTGATATAAAACTTAGTTGAACTCTCGCGGTATTTTGTTTATACTTTATAGATGAAAGAATTCCCAACAGGAAAGAGGCACGTATCATATTCTGAAGTAAGGAATTGGAAAGAGTGCCCTTATAGACATAAACTACAACACATAGATAAAATAGATCTTAGTGAGCCATCTCCTTATCTAGATTTTGGTATTAATATTCATGAAGGGTGTGAAAGTTATATAAATACCGGTAAGGTACCCCGTGAAAAACTCCTTCAGAATATTCGAGATGCATGGACAAAGAACGGGTTTGATGATCCTGAATGGGTCAAAAAACAACCTGGCTGGTACAAGTATCATCCCGTTGAAGAGTGGTGCACATGGGCCTCTAACATGTGGAACGACGTTCCGGCTTTTTTAGATAAAGAGTTTCCCGGCTGGGAACCTGTACAGGCAGAGGAAGAGCTATACGAAAAAATTCCGGAAAAAGAAATGCTCTTTAAGGGATTTATAGACGTCATTATTAAGGTCCCAAGAAAGAACGGGACATATAAATACTGGATCCTTGACTGGAAAACAGCAAAGTCTTACGGGTGGGATAGAAGAAAGAAGCAAGATTTTTTGACCCATGCACAGATTATACTTTACAAATATTTCTGGGCAACAAAAAATGATATCCCGCTAAAAGACGTTGGCTGCGGATTTGTGCTTCTTAAGAGAGGTGGTAAACCAGGAAAGATGTGTGATCTATTTAAAATATCTTCCGGACCAAAAGCCATCGAAAAGGCACGAAAAATAGTAAATAACATGATTTCTTCCGTTAGGAGGGGTTTCTTTATAAAGAACAGGGAATCATGTACATTTTGTCAATTCTATAATACAGAACATTGTACATAAGGAGAAAAAATGAAAAATGACATTGTGGGCATTGTGGGCCAGGGATTTGTAGGCTCAGCAATTCGTGAGGGGCTAAGCTCCTTTTATACTATAGAGACATATGATATTCGCAAAGAACTTTCTACATGTGAATCTTTAAATGAGCTCGTCACAAAAGCAAACATGATATTTGTGTGTTTACCCACACCCATGGCAAAAACCGGTGAGTGTGTAACCACGTTAGTAGAGAACACTGTCAATAGTATCGATACGTTTTGTTTGTCTAATAAATTAAGCAACAAGATATTAATACTTAAATCAACAATACCTCCTGGCACGACTGAAAGATTAAATCAGGCAACATCGGATTGTGTCAGTGTTGTATTCAGTCCAGAGTTTTTGACTGAGGCAAATTCATTTGATGACTTTAAAAATCAGTCAAGAATTATAATAGGTGGTGAGCGACCATCATCCTCACGCGTGAAAACAATGTTTCGAAAGGCATTTCCTACGATTCCTATTGTAAAAACTAGTTCAACACACGCTGAAATGGTGAAATATTTTATTAACTGTTTCTTGTCAACGAAGGTGTCATTTTCAAATGAAATGTATCAAATGTGTGAAGCGCTAGGGATAGATTATGATAAGGTCACAGAGTATGCCTTATATGACAACCGTTTAGGAAAATCACACTTTTCCGTTCCCGGTCCCGATGGGCATTATGGGTTTGGTGGCCACTGTTTTCCGAAAGATATATCCGCACTCATTTTTCATATGAAATCTATGGACGTTGTTCCAAGAGTACTTTCAGCAGTAAGAGAAAAGAATGACGAGGTAAGAGAGAATAGGGATTGGGAAAAAATGAAAGGACGAGCTGTGGTTGAATAAATTTTCTATTTATTTAACTGATGAATTATGGCATTTATGATTAATCTAGATTTTAATGGTGTATAAATGAAGAAGAAAATATTGTTATTGTCAGACCACGCGCTATGTACGTCTGGTGTCGGTTGTCAGAGTAGATATCTTGCAGAGGGTCTTATAAAGACAGGAAAATGGACCGTAAGACAATTCGGCGCTGCAATTAAACATGATAATTACGAAACCGTTGTGGTCAATGATGATTTTATTATTAAACCAATTGATGGATTCGGTGATCGGGATACGATTAGGCTGGCACTAGCTACCGAACGCCCGGATTTAATACTAATATTTACGGATCCACGCTTTTTTATTTGGTTGTGGGAGATGGAAGATGAAATCCACCAGGTATGTCCCATTGCGTACTGGCATGTTTGGGATAATTATCCCGTTCCAGAATTTAATAAAGTTCTCTATGAGTCAACAGATTTAATTAATTGTCATTCTCACTTGACATACCGAATGTGTAAAGAAATAGTACCAGAGCGAACAAATTTTATTCCACATGCATTACCCAAAGATACGTTTTTTCCATTACCGGCACACGAAAAAATGAAATTTAGAGAACAGTTTTTGGGTAAAGAGCGACTTGACCATTTCGTTGCATTATGGGTTAATAGGAATGCCAGGCGAAAACGTCCGAATGATGTCTTGGAATCATGGAAATTATTTCTTGATATGCTTGAAGAACAGCACGGCCACAAAAAAGCTACATTGTTAATGCATACAGATCCACTGGACCAAGAGGGCCCTAATCTGCTTAGCGCTGTTGAGATGTTGGGAATAAAGGATAATGTTGTATTTTCAACCGAGAGGGTCTCCTTTGATCACATGAATCTCCTTCACAACATCACTGATACATGTATACAAATAAGTTATGCTGAAGGCTTCGGCCTTTCAACCCTAGAGTCTATGCAGACAGGAAACCCAATTATTGCCGTGCAAACCGGTGGTCTTACCAGACAGGTTGTTGATCACCGCGATGGTACGGAAAATGGCGTTGCACTTCCCGTAGAGCTTAAGAGTCTCGTTGGCTCACAACAGGTTCCCTATATCTATGAAGATTATTGTTCAAATGAGACGACAGCAAAGGGGATAATGAAATTATATGAATTGTCTCCTGACGAAAGAGAAAAGTTAAGTAAAAAAGTGTTAGAGTATGTGGACTCTGAATTTAATCTGAATGATGTCGTCACCAGATGGGATGAGACTTTGACTGAGCTCCATGAAAATTGGAGATCTAGATATGAGCCATGGAACTGCACAACCCTATAGGAAAAAGTAATGAAAAAAGTTATTTTAAGAGCGCCCCTTTTAAGTTATTCAGGATATGGTACCCACTCACGACAGGTTTTCAAATATCTTTTAACTAAAAAAAATATAGATCTTCACGTTGGTATTGTTCCATGGGGAATGACTAGCTGGATGGTTAATCCAGATCTTGAAAATGGTTTGATTGGTGAAATTATGCGCCGTTCAAATCCCCCTCCTGAAGGAGGGTTTGATGTTTCCATACAACTTCAACTACCCAATGAATGGGATCCCAACCTAGCCAGAACAAATATTGGAATGTCAGCGGTTGTGGAGACTGACAGGTGCAATGGCAGCTGGGTCCACGCATGTAATGATATGGATCATGTTATTGTTCCTTCCACCCACGCGAAGCGCTGTCTTGAGAACACAGGATATGTCAGTAAGCCTTTAGATGTTGTCCCGGAGGCAATTTATGAACAGATTGTTGATGGTGAATTAGAATCCCTTGATTTAGAATTAAGCACGGATTTTAACTTTTTAGTGGTAGGACAACTAACAGGCAATAATCCTAAAAATGATAGAAAGAACCTGTTTTATACTCTTAAGTGGTTGTGCGAAGAATTTAAGGATGATAAGGACGTAGGTATTGTCCTTAAGACGAATAGCGGCCGTAACACAAAGATAGACAAGCAAGTAACGTTGAATACATTCAGCTCTGTTTTAAAAGAGGTCCGTCCAGGAAAATATCCCAAATTCCATCTGTTACATGGTACGATGACACAAGAAGAAATGGCTAGCCTGTATAGGCATCCCAAGATAAAGGCGCTAGTATCGCTAACAAGGGGTGAGGGTTACGGTCTTCCTCTACTTGAGGCAACATGTTCCGGCCTACCCGTTATTGCTACTTCGTGGTCTGGACATCTAGACTTCCTCGGAAAGGGAAAGTTTATAGGGGTAGAATATGATATGGTTGATATTGATCCAACACGTATCGACAATGTTATCTTTATAAAGGGTTCCAGGTGGGCTGAACCGCGCGAAGATGACGCGAAGAAAAGATTGAGAAAGTTTTATAAAGGCAATTCAGCACCTACCAAGTGGGCTGAAGATCTTAAGGAAAAGCTTGTACCCCTGTATAAGCAAGAAGCAATAAACGCAAACTATGAAGAGACCATAGGGCACTATTTGGAGTAAGCAATTTTGTGGGTACTTACAGTTATATTATTGTTTCTTCTGACAATAACAGTTTATTTTTTAATAAAGTTTGCACTTATTATAATAAAGGTAGAAGATGCGATTGAGGAGTCTTTAGACGTATTAGATGAGAGATATGCATCAATCTCTAAAATCTTACAGACACCACTATTTTATGATAGTGCTGAAATAAGACAGGTTTTAAAAGATGTAAAGGGCTGTCAAGACTCAGTACTCTATATTGCTAATATATTGGTCAACAAGCCAGAAAAAATAGACGAAGATGAAAATGAGGAAACTGAGGAATAGATTTGACAAAGAAGATTAAAAAAATAAAAAGAAAAAAGGGAAAGTCAAACTTATACTTCAGCCCTCAGACACAAGAGTCAATTCAAAACTATCAGAACTGTGAATCTAGAGAAGAAAAAGAGAAGTTATATGTTGAGCATATTTTGCCTGCCTTTGATAAACTGTCTGAGAACTTGATATTTGTATATGGGTTTATAACCCCAATGGAAAGCTATCAGGATCTAAAAAATGATTGTGTTAGCTTTTTATACGAGACGCTCAATAAATGGGATCCAAGCCGCGGTACAAAGGCTTTTTCTTATTTCAACGTTGTTGCAAAAAACTGGCTCATTATGCATACGAGAAAGCTAAAAAAGACGTCATACCGCCATACTAGCTTAAGCGATGTTGATTCTATGTCAAAAATTGATCTACAAATTTTATCAAACTTTGATTTTTCCCCACCTCCTGACGAAATTTTAATAAATCGTGGTTTTCGTCAAGAGATATATAATATATTGGAGGTGATTGCAGGGCGTGTAAGGGGCGAGAAAGAAGTCAGGTGTATTAATGCTATAGATACGGTATTTAAGAATATCGATGAGCTTGATTTCTTGAATAAAAGAGCAATATTTGTTTATGTAAGAGACATATCGGGCCTAAGCCCAAAACAATTGTCAGTCGCCATGGCGTCCATTAGAAAACACTATAAAGAAATAATCAAAGAAAAATTAAGAGAGGATAAATGAGTGATAATATAGAAAAAATTTCGTCCATGCTTGATAAGTTTTCTGATATAAATTCTAAAATTGATGGGTTCGCAGATTTGCTTGATTCGATTGAGTCAAGCGAAGACAAAAAGAAGATGCTGTGGAAAGAGATTTACCATAATGCAGTTACAGATAGGGAAAATGCCGGAATGCTATTCACCAGCGCATTTAAACAGATGCAACAAGGCACCACTGAACACATAACGTTAGGACCTACCTTGGCAAAGTATTTGGAGAGAATGAGTCGCTCCAATGAGCAGATCCTTAAGCTGGCAGAGCTCATAAACAAATCCGAGGAGCGCGCCACAAAAGTTGATCCAGATGATATTTTTTCAAAGATTAATGGTGACTAATAGTGTCTATCTTTGCACAAGATCCTGTGGGGGCTTTTCTAGGGCAGGTAGCCCTTAGGGAAAATCCCTCACCCGCAGATGGTGTACCTTCGCTAATATTTACGAAGGCAGTCGTGTGTGAGGTGATGTATGATCCGTCAGCACTCAGCCCAGCAAGGCGATTATCATATCGTGACAGGACATCAAATGAGGAAATATTTGACGCAGCCCCGAGAAACTCTTTGCTTGTGCAGATTACTGAGGGTGCGGCCGCACGTCTAACAAGCGACATGATGTGTGTATATCCTATGTTTCCGCCCCACCTTATGCTTCCCATCAAAGCTGGGGAAATTGTGTGGATATTTGATCCGGATCCCAATAACATTAATGATATTGCGTACTGGGTATGCAGGGTTCACGCCCCGAACTTTGTTGATGATATAAATTATACTCATTTAGATCGCCAGATGATGGAATCGAACGTAAAGATGGAACCACCCTATCCAAAGTTTCATGAATTTCCAAATGGGGGAAATACACAAAGTTCAATGCCCGTTTCCCCGGTCGAACGGTATGATCAAATATTCACCGGCTCTTTGGCATCCAGAGCAACAACTTTTGAGTCTGTCCCTCGTTTCACACCCCGCCCGGGCGATCTCACTTTGCAAGGTTCCAATAACACACTTATCTGTTTGGGCCAATCCCGTGGTTACAGCGCGGCCGACGAAGCATCCGCTCCACAAATTGATAAATTTAAAGGGGTGCCCTATGCAGGTAGTGATGAGAATTCGCTAGCTAGCAACAAGGCTATGTTTTATATTCCTGAAGTGGCAAATTTATCAAATGCTACCCCCGGTACACCTGGCTCAATTTTAAGACAGGGCCAACTCCCCACGGAGCTAAACAGCACGATAACTGATGAAGGTGCTTCACCCCCCTCTAAGTGGCAACTCGAAGACGCCTTATCAACCGGTGCTATAGACATTGTAGCCGGACGTGGCCAGGAGGTTGGCACTTCCGCCGGAAAGAGTTCAAACTTTAGAGGATATGATGAGACCGAGAAAAATCCTATAAATTTTGCGCCATTAAATCCTCAACAATCCGGCCCCAGCAATATCTCAGCAAATCCTAGAGAAGGCGATCCGGATTTTGAGTATGATCTGAGCAGAATTAATATTTCAATGAAACTTGACGGCGATCAGCGCTTTGGTTTGGCATACCCTGAAGGTGACTGGGCCGGAAGCGCCCTGGAAGCCGGCTTTAAACCTTTTGTTGTTACAAAGTCGGACGAGGTTAGGATAATCGGCCGAAAGTCCGGAAGCGTTCGAATTGTAAAAGAAGGCACACCAGGTGATAGCCAGTGTGTTATAACACTACTAAGTGATGGTACTTTGGGTATTGATGCCAAGAAAATATTAATAGGTGATGGTAGAGATGACCAAATATATTTAGGTGATCCACAAAAGTCGGCCACCGAGCCATTGGTGTTGGGTAAGGCTTTACATGACATGCTCCTGGAATTTTGTTCTACGGCCGGTGTATCCGTCGACAGCCACGGAAGTCCAGTTCAACCCTTAAATAAGGCATGTTCAACCTTGAAATCTAAATTGCCCAAATTTTTAAGCAAGGTGGGATATATCTCTGACAAGGGCGGTTAATTTTTATCATGTCGTCTCTTCCCGATCTTTTATCTTTAATTCAAGATGATTCGAACCCAGTTTTTTCTAATGCTTATGGACCTGATCCTAGCTTTAGGAAACAGTATGTAAATCTTGTAGCAAAAAACTTAAACCACTTTTATAATCCTGATTCCGAGGATTCTATAAATTATGTAAGTGGTATCCTAACAATACAAGATGCTCAGGTTGCAGCTGATCCCGGCACATATGGTCCAGTGTTAGCATATTTGTTGACCAGGGCGTCAGCAGTTACCGGTGCTACGTCGCCTTTTATCTCTGCGTATTGGGCAACTGAAAAATTTGATGCAGACGACAATCAGATTGAGCCACCATCTGTAGGTAAAATACCTCTTGAGTCAATATTAAACTTGCCTCTTTACAAGGCAATCCGCGGTATATATGAAACCGCAGTCCAGAAAAATACAGATGTCATTGATTATATAGAGCTTATGAAGCTTGCTGGGCCAATAATAGGCGACGCAGTTTCTGGCTCTTCTGACTTTAATTCTGAAGTAATCTTTGAAGATATTAATAAGGTAGTAAGTGACAGTATTATCAAGGCTGGTGGCACTGTACCTTCCGGTGATTCATCAACACCCCCACTTTATGATTTTATAGATGCTGAGCCCCATCATCATCAATCGGCAGGTGCTGATATGAATGGTGAGGCATATCCTACCACGATGGAAGTACTTGAGACGAGGTGGGTTTTGGCAATTCAAGAAACAGTTTTTCCGGAGCTTAAAATAGCATATGGTCTCCAACCATTTAAGCCCATGGGCTTTGTTGCACCCTTGTCAACAAAGGTAGAAGAAATTTTAAAGAGCCTAGGATTATATCAGGCCGGGGGAGCTACCGAGACGGAGAGAGAGACGATAACAACATGGGAATCTGCTGTAGATGCTAACGGTGCTCGAACGCTTTCAGACGCAGACATCAGTACGTATGTTAGCACCATTCGTGCATGGCATGTTAAGCTTCTGAATGCAATTCAGTCAGATGTAGAGACCCATCTCCTATCCAAAATGACCCAGGGTAGCAATATGATTTTTAGTGTTCCACCAAAAATTCCACCACCATACGTAGGACCACTATCAATAGGGCCTGGATCTTTTAAGACATCCACAGCCGCGGATAATGCTATGTCACGAGCGATACTTAGGTGGTGCATAGCTGTTACACCTGTCGTAGACATTCGTTTTGGGTTTGTTCAACCCACAATTATGCCAGCTCCTGCCGACTAGTTTTCACCAACCTGATAAACACCATATATTATTTTTGTAATTATCTTATAATTTACTTCAGTATAGAATTAATCACGGACATATTTATCCATGTGTGCTGGAGTAAAAGATAGATGAAACAGATCCAAAAGACATACGACTTTAAGTCAGTAGGCCAGGACATGGCTGAGTATATTAATGAAGAAGTCGGTGTTACTACTGCAATCGATGTTGTTCCAATTGGGATAAAGACTCCGGTGGAATTTGGGAATGAACAAGGCTTATTTCAGATGCATACGACCTTGTTTAGGCAAGTGTCGGATAATTTACGAAATTTAATTCTAACAAACTGGGGTGAGAGATTAGGGCTGTATGATTTCGGTGGAAATCTAAAGTGGTTGAGCACAGAGCTTACAAACTCTGATACGGATGCCCGGGCAATGACACAAATATCTAACGCCGTAGCAAAATATATGCCATATGTAAACTTATCTGGCTTTTCAACATTTCGACGTGGCCCCGATGAAGACCAGCAGGTGATTCAAATCGGTGTCCAGGTTACATTTACCGTTGAGGGCTATGGTGATGAAACAGGCGCGATTGAGGTAATCATAGATACTATAGGATAAACATGCCAAAAGATATACAGAAACAATTAAAGAAAGTAAGAAACAAGTCATACCTCGCAAGAGACTTTGATTCATTTCGAAAAGAACTTATATCCTATGCACGGACGTATTTTCCTGACAAGATTCAGGATTTTTCTGAGGCCTCATTAGGGGGCCTATTCGTTGATATGGCTGCGTTTATTGGCGATTCAATGTCATTTTATTTAGACCATCAGTTCAATGAGCTTTTTCCATCTACTGCAATCGAACATGTAAATATCCTTCGTCACTTACGAGAAGCCGGGGTACCCATTACAACAGTGTCACCTGCGGTGGGAACCATGAAAGTGTCTATAAAGGTTCCAGCTACGACAGTGCAGGGTGAAAGTGTTCCTGATAGAAGATTTTTACCGATAATAGGCTTGGGCACGACGTTTAGTTCATCTTCCGGCGTCATATATAATCTGATAGAAGAACTGGACTTTACGAAGACGTCCCCAGCAGATGAGCTATTGGCCAGTGTTGAAATTTTTGTGTCTAGTGTAAATGCCACAGGTGCCGCAAACCCATTCTATTATATAGTATCTCTAGAGGGAACGATTGTTTCTGGTGAAGAGACAACAGAACAATTTATAATATCAGACATTCATGAACCATTTAGACAGATAACACTGTCAAATACGGATATTACTGAGATAATGGAGGTAAGTGATGCTAATAGAAACAAGTATTATGAGGTCTCATCGTTAACGCAGAATGTTGTATTTGGTGGTACACCAAACTTAGATGATGATAATCACCTGGTTGAAACCCATATGGAGATAATTCCAGCGCCATATAGGTTTTTAAATTTGGTAGATCCATCAACAAGGCTAACCTCAATACAATTTGGTTCTGGAGATGAAAACGTCTTAGACAATGACATAATACCAGATCCTAGTGAGTTATCATTACCTCTTTATGGAAAGAAAACATTTCCTCGATTCTCAATAGATCCCAATGACATTTTAGGGACACAAACACTGGGTATAGCTCCAAAAAATACTGTAATTTCTGTAAGATATCGGCATGGGGGAGGTATTTCTCACAACCTGGCAGTTAACTCAATAGAATCCATTAACGTGTTGAACATACGCTTTCCTGGAAAGTTATCTGCATCTGAGGTCGAAATGTTAAGACAGACGATAGAGGTCACAAATTCGTCGCCTACGGGTGGCGGTACGGAAGCACCTACACTAGAGGAATTAAAGGCGAAAGTGCCGGCAATGAAACAGATGCAGTCGAGGATTGTCAGTGCACAAGATCTTTTAGCAAGAGTGTACACCATGCCAGCGAACTATGGAAGAGTTTACCGCGCTTCAATTTCAAATAATCCCAATAATCCTATGGCTGCGATAATGCATCTCATCTGCATGGATTCAGATGCAAATCTAATTATAGCACCTGACGCATTAAAGAAAAACCTTAGAAAATATCTAAACGAATTTCGCCTTATTTCTGATGCCGTTGATATTGTTGATGCACCGGTAATAAATATTGGGATAGAGTTTTTTATCGTAACCCACCCCACGGCAAACAAAAATGCAGTCATTCAAGGGGTGATCAATAATTTGACAGAACTTATGTCACTTGAGAATTTTCAAATAGGGCAACCAATAATAAACGCGGACATAACAAATATTATTATCAACACTGAGGGTGTTATAGCACTAGCTAAACAACCCGTTGTCTTTAATTTATATAAGGATAATGAGGATCGTAGGTATAGTGACTATTCATTCGATATTAAGAGCAACAGTCGAAGGGGCCTTATAATCCCCCCCTCTGGCGCAATATTTGAAATGAAATATCCTGATTTTGATATTATTGGGCATGCATCATAGGTGAACAATGTATTTTATTTTAACTGCCAGTAAAGACACATACATTACAAACAAAATAATCAATAGCAATTTTAGTGCTTCAGATGCGAACACTGGGTATGCATCAACTCTTGATATATTTCGGTTGTGGGATGAATCTATTCTGAGCGGAACTACAACAACAAATGAGCTTTCTCGCGCATTAATAAAGTTTGACTTTGATAGAATAAACAAGCTAAAGAATAGCGAACTTAATTTAGGTAGCTCGGCATTCAAGTGTGAGCTTGAGTTATTTGATATAATGGGAGGCCAGGTTGTTCCTTCTAACTTTAGTTTAATTCTCTTCCCCCTTTCGCAATCATTTGATGAAGGTATTGGCAGGGACGTGGCATCATTTTCGGACTTGGATAGAGCAAACTTTATAACTGCCTCAGTGGCCAACTCAACAGTGAGCCCATGGTATTTATCTGGTGCAGATTCACAAGGGAATATTGATCATACCGCTACATCGGCTGGATATCCTACGAACTTAGACATTATAGTTTCCGGAAACTTAAACGACGGATCCTCTTTAAGGGGCCTAGGCGTAAAACAATACTTTAAGAATGGCACGGAAAATCTAAAGATGGATGTTACGACAATAGTGTCGGCGACCCTCGCTGGTATTTTGCCTGATTGCGGTTGGAGATTGTCATATACAGGCTCAGAAGAAAGAGACGAAAAAACAAGATTTGTCAAGAGGTTTGCAAGTCGGCATGTAAGAAACAGGAGACTACGCCCACGACTGAATGTTTCATATGACAATGCAGTTGTTGATCATCACCAGAATTTTTATTTTGATATTACAGGATCACTATTTTTAAATAATTTTCATCGAAGTTCACCCGCAAATATACTTTCTGGTACCGCATTAACACCAGTTACAGGTACTAATTGTATGCTCCTAACATTACGTACAGGCTCATTTAAGAAGACGATGAGTGCATCGCAACACCAGGCAGGAACTCTATGGTATAATGGCGACACTTCAGAATCATATAACTACGTGACCGGTGTATATTCGGCATCATTTGCAATACCATTTGCAGAATCGTCAGTCGTTATAGGCACTGATACAGTGTCTAATTTTGCAGCAGCCAGTGGTTCTTTAACTCTGGAGGAATATTGGTCATCAATTGATCGAAAGCAAGGGTATTATACAGGCAGCTTAACTATAAAGGCAAACCCACGCACAAGCTTTGTAGATGTCCCACGTGATCTTCAATTTACTGTTTTGAATGCAAAGGCAGTATATGATGTGACGGAACGGACAACATTCAGGATCTTTGCAAGAGAGTTTAAGCGTAACGAAAAACCTTACAAACTACCCTACAGGTTAAAGAGTATAATTCTTGAAGAGGTATACTGGCGCGCCATCAATATTAATAGTGGTGAAATTATAATCCCATTCACAAAAGGGAATAATGGTACTAGACTATCAAGTGATTCTCAAGGTATGTCATTTGACATGTATATGGACTCCCTCCCGCCGGGACAGGATTACACTCTAGAGTTTTCGGTTGTAGATCGTGGAAGCGAGATAATATTACGCGCAGAAAATTTAAGATTTAGGGTAAACGAATAAGTTCATGAAAAAAAATCGCCCATTTTTTAGTAAGACATCGCTATTTTCACCGGCAGTTGTTAAAAAGATAGCATTCGATAGTTCGATTTCTTCAAATAAGTACGCTGCAATATTGACCGGTACCATTATCGGTACCTCTTCATTTCATTATGATACGCCCGGTCTTACTGGGATCAAATCAACACAGCAACTGAACGTTGACTTTTCACAATTCGAAAATCACACATTCTTTAATTCTGCTGAGTCAAAAGTAAATGTTGCATTTGACAGAATTATTAATAACTTCCCATTTGATGGCAACACTGATGAGATAAGTAGTTTTTTCGATTCACTTACTGGATTTGAAAAACATGTATATGATAGATTTCCAAAGAGAAGGGGATTTTTGCATTTCTCTGGTTCATATGATGCGCTATCACATGAAGGAACTTATATACAGATATCTGATAAGGCAGGAGCCTATAAGCCTAGTCTGTCTAAAGACAGGAGTGGAGGTACGATTCTGGGCCCTGGTGATTCGACTACAACAATCGAATTTTCTGTCGCGCTAGCGAAAGAATTCAATTCTGGCTCTGTATTACTTCAGAGGTTGTCAGGTACGAATACAGGATTTACAATTGGACTAAACCCAAGTGAAAGTACGGAAGAGTGTACATTCTTTGCCTTGATGTCGTCCGGGACGAATCACGTTATTACTAGTTCAATGAAGTTACAGAAGGGAGGATTTCGGAATGTTTGTGTAACGTTTAACAGAAATCCTGGGTACCATGAAATAGAGCTTTATCAAAGCGGAAACTTAATAGCGACTTCAACGATGTCTAGTGAGATGGGTTCTTTGGGATACACCTTCGCCCCACTAATCATAGGAAGTGGAACGCTACACATGTCGGGTGCCAAGGGTGATGGAACACTTAGCTATTTTGAGCCAAGACAAACATTTTCAGGCGCCTTAGATGAGCTTAGAATATTCAATGGATTAAGATCACCGGCCCAACAGAAAGAGTTTCAGATAAGAAATGTATTTGCACAAGATAGTCTGAAGGCATATTATAAGTTTAATGAGCCATCTGGAACAATTCCCGGCAAAGCGCAAAGTTCGATAGCTCCCCTAGTCCTAGACTCTTCCGGGCATGGATTGCACGCAGAGGTAAAAAACTTTAAAGAACGTCTCAGGTACAGTGGCGGTTTAAAAATGCCTCTTCGGCTTGAGTTGCCTGGTGTTAATCCCATTCTTTTTCCTTTTGATAGTAGCATAATAAATCTCAACATGGAATTACTATCATCTGCAAGCGACTATGATACTAATAACCCAAATCTTATTACAAACTTAATTCCTGAGCATTATCTACTTGAGGCCCAGTTTGCTGAAGGGCTATCAGATTATGATGGTGGTGTTGGGCAGCTATTTTCATCTGGATCTTCTGATTTTCCTGGTGGGGGAAAGATGTCCTCGCCTCAAATTATTTCTATCTTATCGTTAATGTGGGCAAAGTTTTTTGATGAGATTAAAATGTATCTAGATCACTTTGGTGAACTAGTTCATCCAGACTATATAGAAACAAAAGGGATTGCAGATCATTTCTTACCACAATTAGGTGATTTACATGGGTTTACATTACCATCTTTTTACTCAAATGCTAGCATAAAACAGATGTTTGAGGGTGAGAACCTTACAGTAAAAGAGCAATTGCCCCATAAAAGCCTGAAGCATATTCAGGGGCAAATATGGAGACGAATTCTTGTTAATATGCATGAAATTGTCAACAGCAAAGGCACGGTACATGGTATAAAGGCATTAATTCGAGCCACTGGCCTAGATCCAGATTCAAATTTTAGGTTTAGGGAGTTCGGTGGACCCAAAACCCTGACCATTGATCAAGACAGGCGTTATAAAACCGAGGTCTCATCCATGGCATCATTCAGTGGAACTATGACTGGAACATTCGCACTGAAAAAAGATCCTCACGGCGCCGGAACACCGGATCCTAATACCGGAATTTCACCTGACTACCCGTTCTTTCAGTCAGCATTTCTGTCTTCATCACGTTATGCGGGGCCCTCATTGGGATATCCAAAACCCAAGGCCACTTCATTCGTTAAGACCTCTGACTTAATCTCTAAAGGGTACACATATGGTATGTCACCAGAGCCTGATGATGGCTTATTAACATCTGGTTCATGGGCATTTGAGGGACTGTATAAATATTCTCCTCTGACCGGAAATATGATTCATCCAGGAACACAGTCGTTAGCAAGGATTCATATAACCGGTAGTGATCATGCATCTCCAAAAGTCGTATTTAACTTATTAGCTTTAACATCATCAATATTTTCAGGAAGATCTCCTACTACGGCTTCATTAAGACTTATGGGTATGGTAGATGCCGGTGGCAATCAGCCTTCAACAAACAGGCCATTTGAACTTAACTTAACTGGAGTCAATATTTTTGACGGAAATAAGTGGCATATCTCATTCGGCAGAAGGAGAAATGATCAGATGAACTCATGGACAAGTTCATCATATTTTCTTAATGCATCACGTCAAAATTATGGTGATATCGCCGCATTACACATGACTAGCAGCTTCGTTAGCGAGAGTAATCCAGCACTAAATGTTCTTCAAAACGTAAGTGTCATTAATACAAGCGGGTCATTTATCTGTATTGGCTCACAAAGCATTAACAACAGTTATAACAATTTCCTTAATGCTTCATATCCAGATGCATCCGTAAATGATCAGATACGCCAGACGATGTTTACAGGAAAAGTTAGCAGAGTGAGATTTTGGTCTAAAGCTTTAGAGAAGGCTGATGTTATTACACACACCCGAGACTTTAAGTCGACGGGTGTAAGAGATCCCTTTAGCAATTTTAATTTTACGTTTACGACCACCGGCTCATGGCAAAGATTAAGGCTTGACACAACAATGGATCAGCCGGTTACTAATTCAAATGAAGAAGGAATGTTGTACTTGACTGATTTTTCACAAACTTTTGGAAAAGGCGGCGCAACATTTACTGGTTTTGAAAAATCTAAAAGAGTAATAAAGCCTGAAAGGTTTTCTTATAGCTATATTGATCCGCGGTTTGATGAGCGTTCCTCGGACAATAAGATTCGCATACGAAGTTTTCAAAGTATAAAAAATGTTGAAGAATTGGGGGGTAAGATAGCACCGGTTTATGAACCACGAAAATCAATCCGTCCAGAAGACGATGTCAGATTTTCTGTTGAGAATTCTCTAGTGCAGGCGTTGAATGAAGATATCATCACAATGTTTTCTAATTTAGATATTTTCAATAACATCATTGGTGCTCCGGAATTATTATATTCGGAGACATACCCAGACCTAAGACGTCTTCGAGACATTTACTTTAATCGATTAACACGTAGGATAAAAATAAAAGAGTTTTTTGAATTCTTTAAATGGTTCGACGACACAATAGGAATTTTAATAGACAGATTAGTTCCTTCTAGAACAAATTTTCTAGGCGTTAATTTTATAATAGAGTCACATATGTTAGAACGCGCGAAATTTAGATATGACTGGCAGGACGTTAACGTTCCCTTTTCACTTCGTGCGTCTAGAGATCGTCCCGAAAAAGCTGATACGCCCCATAGTACGAATTTGCCAGGCTTAAAGTCATCGGTCAATGCCAGCTCAGGTTTTCCTGGAAAGGGCAATCAGTCAAAACCATCAGACAATAATAGTGGTGGTGGCGAAAACAACGAGACGCCCCAGTGGGGAACTACGGCAAAATCCTCAAGTGTTGAAAACTTGATATCAAATAAAACAGACACAAATCCCCAACCGGCACCCTCACTTATAATTGCTGTTATAAAGAAGGATTAGTTAGAAGATGAGCTCTAATAGAAAGACTAGAAAAACAATGCAAGCCACCTTAAGTGGCACAATTTCTATGTTTCGTCAGGGCGTATCGATAACACAGGTTAAGCACACATTTTATTCAGCCAACGTTCCGCAGATATGGAGTGAAGATTCTATTGTATTACGCCAGTCTGGAAGTTATGGCGATCCTAACAAGTTTTTTGATGATGCCCTTCCGGATACGGCACTTGGAATCCCATCTAGCTTGGGTTCACCAAGTGCTCTAGAATCCCGGGTCTCCCATGGCCTGTTGCAAACAATCCATGGCCAGTCATATGAGTTTAATGAAGAGACTCCCTTTGTTGATCAGGTGGGCTACTCTTCAGGCTCGACATTACGTGATATGACGGCTGGTTCAATTCCTTCTTATCCCAACCCCGTTTTTTATACGTCACTAGTACAAGATGGGCAAATGGATGGTGTGATCGAACCGTTGACTATTCGAAGGTTTATCGACCGCCGCGGTGATCTCCAGGGACAGCTTAGCGGTTCAAAGTTTTATCCACATACTATTAAGGCATCAATCTCTTCTATGTATACACTGACGTTGCGTAATAACACAAAAATAAGTCAGTTTATTTATAATGGAAAAAATGAAGCTCCTGTGACGGTACCATTTTTCGATAGTCAGAATGTATTTCTTACATCTTCTTTACCCTTACCCGGAAATATTGATTTTAGACTAGGGAAATTCACGCCCTTTGTTGACATATCAAAAAAAGAATATAAGTGGGCAGACTATGGAGATCATGATTTCGAAATGAAAGAAGTGTTATATCAATTGACGGGTTCTAGTGAAAATAGTCTGCTTCCGTTTGATCACAAGTCGTCGACTGCTGGTTTCACATATGGTCATAATCCAGAGGGTACAGATTCACTAGCATTTGGGGGATGGTTAAAGTAATGGCTACCGCAAATAAAACTGGTGTATACGACTTAAATAGCACATTTTCTTATAGTGGACATGTGTACTCACAGAGGTGCTCTGATCAATTAGTTATATGGGCACATATGACACCCCTTGCACCTATTGATGAAGGCCCACATTCATTATCAATAACGTATAATGGGACGGTACCCGCCTCTATGGTGGCATTAGGTGAATACGGCGCCAACGTTCCAGCAGCAACATTTAATGATTCTGCCGGCAGAAGCGCAGATGTGACGAGCGCGCTTTTATCATTTAGCCACATTGCAAGTGGCGGCACTCCGTATGTTGGTTCTGATAAACCATTTTCAATTAGTCTGTGGGTAAACTTTGATAATATCGAAGCCGGCGAACCACATTACTTGTTTGCTAAAGATAGTGGCATAGGCTGGGAATATCTTTTATACCATGGTGTTGATCAAAAATTTGTATTTAGTATCCGTGACCAGGCCAATACCTCATCGCAACAAATACGAAGCGCCGCTGCTGTATCTCCTAGCGATTATAACCAAAAGTGGAATCATATTGTTGTAACATATGACGGCCGGGGAGGGCCCTCTGCATATGTAGGGATGTCATTATTTGTGAATGGCGTGACAGTGGACATGGAGGATTATTCAAGTTCATCTAGTTATGATGGTATGCAACCTGATTCATCAGGCGCTTTATATATTGGTGCCTGGCCTACACCTGATTCCGAGCTTGATGGACAGTTGGCGGAATTTGCAATGTGGGGCGTTCGGTTAACCGATGAAGAAATTAAGGCAATATATAATAAAACGCTCCGCCCTGGATACATCTCAGGCCCCACAAACCTGCCCCCTAGGGTCCAACTGAATAAAAAGGATAATGCACTAGGCAAATACCCCACAATCGCAAGGACGGGTGATAAAGACTTTTTAGGGACATTTACAGATCCATTTGATGACCGGCTGACTCTGGCATTTTCCGGTACAAATTCAACAACGACAGTGCAGTACCCAATAATGCTTAATAAGGATTATCCATTATTTGATACCATAAACTCAGTCTCTTATCTTACGTCGTCGCTAACAGGGGTGAGAGGTCTTATTCCTGGTGTCTCTGATGCACTAATTCAGATAAATCAAAATAACATACCAAGTCAATCAATAAGTCCTTTTGATGAAACACGCGTGTACCTAGATGCGGCATCATCATTTTATCAAACAGGCACTGATCCCAATATATTGCCCGGGTTTGATGCACGGCTAGCTGATAAGACACAAATAGTGATAAACCTAGACCCGCTGGAAGATACAAAGATCACATGGTCGACCGGTACATTACCCAATGCTTCTGGTTATGCTGCTGGAGTAAATTCAGGGATTGCATACTTTAACTGGAATAATAGGCGATGGGAGGCTATAGGAGACCTGACATCAGGTAGCAATGTAGATTACGCTAATGAAAGAAATATGGTCCGAACAGGGTCAATGGTCGCTTTTGGAAACCAGGTTATGGGAATTGCGTTTGGATCTATTCCCTATGATAGAACTGCAGAAACTTCAGGTATGCCAACAAATTATGCAGGATTTCCGCAGGCAAGTAAGTTTGATGCGACTGGTTCACAATTACTTGATATGTCAAAATATCTTACCCACCCATTTCTATTAGAAAAAATGGTTTTCGAGTGGTCGGGGACGGTAGGCACATACCCTATTGGTTCACTTTTAAATGCGACATCAACATCTAACTTTTTTATTTTAAATCAGTTTGGCACGTCCCTAAATAACTCCATCACGTCCGGTAGGATGTTACAGTATCTTGAGACAGAGGGCACTAACACGGTGTTATCAGTGCCTAATGGACCGTTTCCTGTGTCTAGGCACAAGGAGCTAGTTGCTTTCGGAAGCATTGCAGTTGCTGGCTCGAGCGTAGATATAGATGCATTACCCTATTGGAAAAAAAGAGATCTGATCTTAAAGGAAAAATCCGGACAGGATGGTGTTACCGGTTCATTTAGGTTGGAGAAGGCAGTAACCTCTCCTGGTATATGGACAAATGCTCCGTATGCCTCAAGAACTAGAGATCCATCCCCCACATCTGACTATTTTTGGTACGGAAACCCCGATGGGGGTAGAGATTTATTTGGAAACGCCAGCGGAAGGAGTATGGTTGCACCCATACCGGGTGCAGTCCCTAGTGGTAGTAAATTTGAGGCATTTGCCTCAAACCCCCTCAACGAACCAATGCTACAGCCATGGACGGATCTCCAGAGGACTAGCCCTTACATTTTAATGCCAAAAGACAGATTGGTTTTTGGTTTTGTATCACAACAACAACCTGGATTTAGCTTTGACAGCACAGGCGAAAAAGCAATAGCAGACTTATATGCGTCAAATATGGCTCCCGGTCCCAGTAAAGTAACATTATTTGGTAGTCTACTTAAGCAATCATTGCCCAAAGAGTCAGAAAGTAACCAGCCCCTGACTAGTAATGCGATACATGAGGCGTTACATTATGACAATCCAATTGTAGATCAGTTTGATGTAGAACCTGTTTCTTCATTTAGTGGTTCATTTATTGACAGCATATGCGCTGGTAGATTTTTTAAGACCGGTCTGGGGTACACAATACCACCAATTAGTGATCACGTCCGCGGGCTACGAGGTTCTACTGCTGCCGGTACACAAGGAATTACTGGCTCTTTATTAAGAGGATTTAAGATAGTAGACGATACTGAGAGGTATTATGATTCTATGATGCCCAGCATTACAGATTATATTAAGCAGGGAGGCCCCGACATAGAAACACTTTCAGGAAGGACGATGCGAAGAGGCAGGGGACCTGTAATATTTCCATCCGGAGCACTCAGGAACTTCGCCAGCCGTGATCTTACCATCGTCGCATCTAGTGCATCATTACCATTCCCTTATGCAAATACACCTACACGTGTGACTGATGAATCTATGACGTTAGTATTAAGCGCTACTGAAGATCGATCACTGTTGCTGGGAATGCAGCACTATGATCAGATAAAATCAGTGTTATTTAAGGTGGGATATAAACACAAA